ATGCCGAAGATCAAGATAGATTATCCGACACTAGATGGGATTGTTGAAGCGGGACTACGCGACTTGCTGAACTCTATGGTTGACGGTTATCGTAATCCCACAACGCATCCTGACGACAAAAAGGAGTATCTCCGTGACATACAAGCCATCGAACATGTCCTCAAAATCTACAGTGTTTAACCTACGCGATCTGGCATTGACCGTAGCGAAGGCACACGATCTACCCTTGGCGGTTGTGGTTGAAGCGGATGAGGTGTCAGAAAATGACGAGGGCTTTCTGACAGCTATTTGCGCATCTGCTGACCTACAGGAGATCGTCTGTGGTTCTGGACGATAGCGAATACTATATCGCAGCAACATTAGATGTTGCGTGTGAAGGTCTGAGCATAGAGGCGGTGAGCGCCGCCTGTGAAGTGAGCGACAGCGCAGAGGATTTCTTCTGGGCTGTCCAAGCAGCAATTAGACTAAAGGAGATATGCGATGATAACACAAGATGACATTGACGCTATGCGCAAACCTCGCTTGTTGATACTAGGCTATGCGCGTCACGGTAAGGATACTGTCGCAGAAATGCTACGCGACAGGTATGGCTTTAGCTTTATGTCCAGTTCCGAGTTCGTTGGACGCGAAGTGATGTGGGATAACTGGGGTGTTGCGCGGTATAATAGCTTTGAAGCTATGTTTGCTGATCGCATGAACTACCGCCAACTCTGGATGGAGATGATCTCGGCATATAATACGCCTGACAAGACCAGAACGGCCCGCACAATGCTTGAGCGCGGTTATGATATGTATGTGGGCATGAGACGGTCAGATGAGCTTCTAGCGTGTCGTGACGCGCTGCTGTTTGACTATGTGGTGTGGGTTGATCGTAGTGATCACCTGCCACCTGAGACGGGTAGCATGGATATAACACAGCGGGCCTCTGACCCTGACTTCACGATCAACAACAATGGGACGTTATCTGATCTTGAAAAGGCCGTTGACTATATGATGGAGGAAATCCTATAGTCAAAAGCATTACCTCCCTGCCTAACCTGACCCAGCCTTTGCGCTGGGTCTTTTTTTGTGTTAAGTTCAGGCAAACAAGGAATGGGCCAAGCCTAAATGCAGCTAACACCCGAACAGATACGCGAAATTGGCCCAGAAGCCCTACAGAAAATCCGAGCAGAGCTTGCGAAGCGGAGCCTAAAGGAGTTTGTGCATCAGGCGTGGCCTGTTATTGAGCCAGGAACGCCGCTTGTCTGGGGTTGGGTGCTAGATGCAATGGTCGAACACCTTGAAGCTGTTACGCGAGGCGAGATCAAACGTCTTGTGATTAACGTACCACCCGGAGCGATGAAGTCGAAGTTGACATCAGTGTTGTATCCAACGTGGTCGTGGCTCCATAAACCGCACTACAAGTTCCTGTCGTCGTCATACGCACTGAGCCTAGCAGAGAGAAACAACGTCGAATGTCGGCGCATTCTGCAATCGGACTGGTACACAAAGAACTTTGGTATATCCATATCATCAGAGGAAGCTGGAAAGGTCAATTTCAGCACAGACAAGCTGGGTGTCATGCGGGCTATCTCGGTCGGCGGTGCAACAACTGGTTATCGCGGTGACGTTTTCGTGATCGACGATCCGCATGACGTGTCTAAGGCGGGTTCTGACCTCAAACGGTCAGAGGCGGTGCAGTGGTTTATCGAATCCGCACAGACACGCTTGAACAGCCTACGCGATAGCGCAATCGTAGTTATCATGCAGCGTGTGCATGAGGAGGATGTGACATCAACGGCTCTTGAAATGGGCTATGAGTCATTGCGCGTCCCAATGCGATGGGATGAGTCAATGCGAAACACCACAAGCATTGGCTGGACAGACCCGCGCAAGGTAGAAGGCGAACTGATGTGGCCTGAGAGGTTCCCAAAGAAGGAACTCGACACGCTTGAAGGCAACATGGGCGTATACGCCGTTGCCTCGCAGATGCAGCAGCAACCAGCCCCCCGCAAAGGCGGTATGTTCCAAGTCGATAATGTCCGTCAGATTGAGGATTTACCTGATGAGAACTTCATTGCTGTTCGCGCATGGGACTTAGCAGGTAGCGAAGGGAAAGGTGCCTATACCGTAGGTACGAAAATGTTATACGGAGAGACATCACAGCAATTTTATGTCGTGGATGTTATCCGTAAGCAGTTAGGCGGTGGCGCTGTTCGCCAGTTGATCGAAAAGACCGCCGAGCAGGATGGTTTGGCGACAAAAATCATCATTCCACAAGACCCCGGTGCTGCGGGCAAGGTCGTTGTGCAGGATATTATCGCATTGTTGGCTGGTTATAACGCTAAAGCAGAGCCGCAGTCAGGTTCTAAGGAGACACGCGCAGAGCCATTGGCGTCACAGATCGAGATTGGCAAGGTGAGTGTTTTGAAGCGCGTCTGGACGAAGGCTTGGATGGATGAATTGCGGTTCTTCCCCAAAGGTAAATTCAAAGATCAGGTGGACTCCGCAGCATCTGCGTTTAACGCATTATCAGCGCTTACACGCAAGAAGCGCAAGACCCCTCAGTTGAGTATTGTTGGTGAGAGACAGAACAATGTTTTCAAAGTCGCTTAAAAGCCCTATACTGCACCCAACAATCGCATAGGACATACAAATGGCCCGACCGTACACAGAATTAGGCGTAGCGTCAGATACCAACCCAAGCTGGGGTATTAGGCAGGATGAGTTCGTCGTCCAGCTTCGTGGCCGTCAAGGTATCAAGAAATATCGCGAGATGAGCGAGAACGACGCTGTTATTGGCGCTATCCTGACCGCCATGACGATGATGCTACGCTCTATCGAATGGCGCGTCGAAGGCGAGTCTACCGATGCCGTCAAGTTCGTTCAGTCCGTCATGCACGGTATGGACGATAAGTCGTGGGAAGAATTTGTAGCCGACACTTTGTCCATGCTGCAATATGGTTTCAGTATCTTCGAGTTTGTGCCTCGCCGTGATAGCGATGGGCTTATTCGCATGAGGAAACTAGCATCTCGCGCACAATGGACGATTGATCGCTTTGAAGCCAAGGACAATGGTGACATCCAAGGCGTGTGGCAGGTAGCTGCGCAAAAGAACGTATATATCCCATACTCAAAGATGTTGCATTTTCGAACTACATCTGTGGCGAACGAGCCTTCTGGTAGGTCTGTCCTACGTTCTGCTTACACGTCATGGAGAGCGCAAAACAACATCAAGTATTTTGAGGGCGTCGGTATTGAGCGCGAACTCAACGGGCTTCCTGTTGTGCGTATTCCGTCTGAATTTATGTCGGCAGATGCAAGCGACTCGCAAAAGGCGCTATTCACCCAGATGAAAACCATTGCGCGTGACGTGAAGCGCAATGAGCAGGGTTGGATTATCCTTCCGTCCGACCGCTATGCGGATGATGATGGCAAGTTGACCAATAACCTGATGGTTGAATTTGACCTGATTGCATCCAAAGGCACACGCGATATTGACACGGGCGCTGTGATCTTGCGGTATCAGCAAGATATGGCGCGTTCGGTCATGGCTGACTTCGTAATGCTCGGCGCGAATGACCGAGGTAGCTTTGCGCTGTCGAAGTCAAAAGCTGATCTGTTCCTGAAGGCGCTTGAAGGTTACGCGGACACCATTGCCGCGCAACTCAATCGAAAACTACTGCCTTATCTGTGGGAACTGAATGGTATGAACCCAGATGATATGCCGAAGATCGCACGTGGTCGTGTGGCCCCTGTGGACCTTGAAGAACTTGGTCAATACATCCAGCGCCTCGCACTGTCTGGCGTCGATCTGTTCCCTGATGAGGGATTGGATAAGCACTTGCGCGACGTTGCTGGCCTTCCTGCGGGCGACCCTAATCGTCCACGACCAAATGCTGAGACCTTGGAGGAATGATCTACTCCTTCAAAACAGCAGGTTGGCCTGAGCGGCTATGGCGCACGAATAATCGTGACGACATTGCTCGCGGCAATGTGCCTGGGTCGTACCCATATAGCACATTCGGTGAATTTATCAGTGGCGGAGCAGTGGAAAACGGCATTGTCTGGGAAACTGGGATGCCACTTACGCTCACGGTCCCTAACAATATCCAGTTGACGCTGGTGTCCACGTCAGCGAGTGACACAGGCCAAATAGGTATCCGTTATCTCGATGGCGACTTGATTGAGCGCACAGAAACTGTGACGCTTAATGGGACAACACCAGTTACGACAACAGCCACGGATATTCGCGCCATAAATAACGCCTACTCAAAGATTGGGCCTGTCGTCGGCGCAGTGTCGTTTACAAACGGAGGCGTAACTTACGCCTATATACCTGCCGGAGACATTCAGTTCAACACAAGCCTACATCGCGTCCCTGCGGGTAAGCGCCTGATGATTACATCCATGTATGCTGGGTCTGCGTCGGCAACTGCGGATGCGCGATGTGTGGTTAAGATCGAGACCAGCTTCATCAACGGTGACAGTTTTGCGGATCAAGGTTATCTGCATCCTCTTGGTGCAGTTGGTTTGCAGAATGGATCGGCAACATTTACGGGTTTTGGGCCATTCCCTATACCCGCTGGCGAGTGGGTGGGTTTTACGTTCAAGGGGTCTAAGGCGCTTGATGTTACGGCTGGTCTATTCGGGTATATGGAGAACGCTTGACGCTCATCCGATGACCCCTCATAGTGGCTTTGTCACCGTAAGGAGGGCCGCATGTCAGAATGGGTTTTGAGCCGCCGATGTATCAGCTTTTTCCGTTTTCTTATACCGCCCTGAAGTGATCTAAAACCCAAAACCTTGTAGAATACATAGACGCTGTGGTATAAACACCACAGCGTCTTTCTTTTTGCAGGTGGTCTATGCCCTACGAACGTCTCCCCGCCCGACTTCGCCAACTGATTCCTGCCGAGCATGGTCAGGAGTTGTGGCGCAAGACGTTCAACAGCCAGATGGCGTCAGGACGTTCAGAGGCCGTGTCAGCGGCTACAGCATGGGGTAAACTCAAAGCCGCTGGATACAAACGCGACACTGCTACAGGTAAGTGGGAGCGGACTACCGAGAAATCACAACCATCCGCCTCGTCCGTCCATGTTCCATCTGCTGATTGGGAGCGCACCCGCAAAGAGGACAGCTTTAAGCCACCTGCGTCAGCGCGAAACAACGCAAGGCGTGTGTTGCGTTGGAAAGAGAAGTATGGCGATGAAGTAAAAGGTATGACGCAGGTTGGGTGGACACGCGCTAACCAACTTGCTTCAGGTGAAAACCTAAGCCGCGATACTGTGGCCCGCATGTCGGCCTTTGCACGGCATCGTAAGAACGCAGAAATAGACCCTAAGTTCAAAGATACACCGTGGAAAGACCGAGGCTATGTTGCATGGCTCGGATGGGGTGGAACATCTGGAGTAAACTGGGCCAATTCCAAGATGGACTCAATCAAGAAACGCCAGATAGACGATGACTCGTTCACCACACCAGCGGAAGCGACCGTTCGTTCAATGGACCTTGGGCTTAACGGTGAAATCCATGTGCATGAACGCAATGGGCAGGCGGTCTATATGCCGGGTGAGGACCACGAAGAATACCTTGATCGTATGAATGAAATTGCTGGAATTGACACTGATTCGGACGACGAGGAAGAACGTGTCAAGGAGGGGTTGCTTGAGAGAGCAATATCCGCGATAATTGGCACCATTATGCAACAGGTGTCTGTAAATAAGTCCCAAGAGGAAGCGGTTGTTCTCAAAGTCGATGATGAACAAGGGCTTGTCTATGGTTGGGCGTATGTCTCAACCGAGGACGGAAAACTCCTTGTTGACAGCCAAGGCGACTCCATCGAGCCGATTGAGATGGAGAAAATGGCAACGCACTTCATGTTGAACTCGCGTAATGCAAAAGTAATGCACAAAGGCGAGAATGTTGGTCAGTTCGTTCATTCGTTCCCGATGACTAATGACATTATGAAGGCTTTTGACATCTACAGCGACCGCGAAGGTTGGTTGGTTGCCATGAAGCCGACTGATGATGAAGTTATGAAAGCCTATAAGCGTGGCGATTATACGGGCTTCTCAATCGGGGGCAAAGCTGGCGATGTGGAGGACTACGATGCCGCGTAAACTCAAGAACATCATTCTGACGGAGGTTAGCGGGGTAGATATACCCGCTGATCCAAACGCAAAAATCACCCTTTTCAAACGTGGAGACACCATGAAGGAAGAAGATATGTCTGAGGCCCAAATGGCCAAGATGAAAGAGTACATGGGCAAGGGGTACTCGAAAGAGGACGCCATGAAGATGTGCATGGGCGAGAAAACAGAGAAAGGAGGTCACGATATGGACCCTCAAGAACTCGCAGATAAGCTGGAGGCGCTAGAGGGCCAGGTCGATGACCTGACCAAGCGAGCCGAAGGTGCTGAGGCCGAAGTAGCAGAACTGAAGAAGCAGGCTGATGAGGCTGGTTTCGATATTGAGGAAGGTGAGCTGACAAAGCGAGCTGATCCTGAGTACATCGAAGTCGAAGGTGAGCGCTTCGAGAAGGCGGCTGTTCCAGCCACTATCCTCAAGGCACTTGAAGCCAAGGAAGCTGAATTGGTGAAAGCCAAGGCTGAACAGGAAGAAATGACACTTGCAAAGCGCGGTGCCACTGAACTGCCTAATCTCGCTGGAACCGATCTCGCTAAGGGCAAACTGCTCGCGGCTGTTGGTGACAACGAAGATGTCCTCAAGGCTCTGAAGGCGGCTGACGCTGCGCTGAAGAAGCAGATGGAAGAAATCGGCGCTAACCCGCTGAACGACGAGGCATCTGCCACGTTCCGTCTGAATAAAATGGCAAATGATTACTCGAAAGAGAACAAAGTGCCATTTGAGACCGCATTTGCGGAAGTCACTAAGTCGGGTGAAGGTGCATCGCTGATGACCGAAGCTCGTAACGAAGCCAACTAAGGAGGACTTGTCCAATGGCTATCAATAACGCTCAGGTCAGCGTCACCCTAGAGGCTGGCGCAGACCTTTCCGCAAAGCAATTCTTCTTCGTGAGTGTTGCCTCAGACGGTCAAGTTGACCCGACAGGTGATGGCGCGGCAGCAGTAGGTGTTTTGCTCAATGACCCATCGGCAGCAGGTCGTGCGGCTGAAGTCTGCATCGGTGGTTTGACCCGCGTATCTGCTGGTGGGACCGTCGCAGCAGGTGCAGCCGTTGCATCTGACGCAGCAGGTGAAGCAGTAACTGCTGCATCTGGTGATGTGATCCTTGGTACTGCCGTAACTGGTGGCGCTGACGGTGAAGTAATTTCCATCATTTTCCAGCCACGTGGCGCGGTCTAATAAGAGGAGCCTGAACAATGGCACAACCAACTAACAGCGCCGTCCATGTTGACGCGGCACTGACCAACATCTCGGTAGCGCACCTACAGAGCGCCGATAAGTTCGTTGCGGGCAAAGTGTTCCCTAACGTACCTGTCACCAAGCAATCTGATCGCTACTTTGTATTCGACCGTGGCGACTTCAACCGCGACGAAGCACAAGTTCGCGCACCGGGCACTGAGTCCGCTGGTGGCGGTTACGACTTGGACAATACGCCAACGTATTTCGCCAACGTCTACGCTTACCACCACGACGTACCTGATCAGGTACGTGCAAACGCCGATCCTGCGGTTGATGTTGAACGTGCAGCGGCTGAGTTCGCAACACACAAGATGTTGATCCAGCGCGAAAAGCTCTGGGCAAACAACTTCTTCAGCACTGGCAAGTGGACCAACGAAGAAACTGGTGTGGCATCGTCCCCTGCCTCTGGTGAGACAATCCAGTGGTCTGACCAGACTTCTGGTGATCCGATTGGCGATATGCGTACTGCTATCACTACGGTCGAAGAGTCCACAGGCTTTACACCAAACAAGCTGGTGATTTCCAAGGGTGTTCTTGACGCTCTGATTGACCACCCAGACATTGTTGACCGCGTGAAGTATGCGACATCCACCACTGCAAACCCTGCGATGGTGAACGAGCAAACACTTGCTGCGCTGTTCGGCTTGGAGCAGGTTCTGGTTATGCGCGGTATCGAGAACACCGCAGCACAGGGCGCGACAAACGCTCATAGCTTCATCGGCGGTAAGAACGCACTGCTGACATATGCTGCACCAGCACCTTCGCTGATGACGCCTACAGGCGGTTATCAGTTTAGCTGGACAGGGTTCATGGGTCAGACGAATGCCTTTGGTTTTGCAACCAAGCGCTTCTATCGTGACGAACTGGAAAGCACTCGTATTGAGGTCCAGTCCGCTTATGACATGAAGCTGGTTAGCGCCGATCTGGGCTATTACTTCGGGTCGATTGTTGCCTAAGCAATAATCACATTGTTATTGAGGAGAGCGGCTAGTCAGCCGCTCTTTTCTTTTGTATAATAGCGTAAAAGGAGAAACCAATGACCCGATTGATTAACCAGAAATTCGACCCCTCGCTCCCTGTCTTTGCGCGTAAATACTTCATTGCCAATGGGCATCGCTATGAGCCTGGTATGTCATTACCTTGGCGTAATATTGGTATTTCGCAGCGCCGCATTGTGCAGATGTTTGAGGCAGGTAAGATTACACATAACGATAAGATTGCTGTTAAAGGCACGGTAAAACCTGAAGCTACTATCGAAAAGGATAAGGCTCTCGAGGCTTTGGCGGAAGCTGGTCAGTATTGGGACGAGGCTGATGCGGACTTTGAAGATCAGGATATTCTATCTAATACTGATGATCTTGACGCCATTGACGACATGAAGGAATTGCGTCGAATTGCCGATGAGGTTGGTGTGGGGTATAAGGTAAGCAAGGTGGATCAGCGTCAGGCTATCCGCGACCATCGAAACAAGGAGACTGGCTGATGGCTGTTACTATCTCGCTGTATAATCAAACAGCAAAACTATTCGCTGAAGGCTCAAACGCCTCTGGTGATACATATAAGTTGAAACTGTATTCAGCAGCTACGTTCGATGCTACTGATACCACGCTCGTTGGCATTACAGGCACCGAGGCGACAACTGGAACAGGTTATGTCGCTGGCGGCGAGACACTCGCTAACGTGGCTGTGACGACCGTAACCACGAATGATGCGAAGTTCGATGCTGACGATGTGACTTGGACGGCTTCAGGCGGCTCTATTGAATCTGCTTATGGTGTTATCTATAACGACACTGATGCGAACGACCCACCCATTGCGTTTATTGACTTCGACGGCACTCAGTCCGCTGGTGACACGACTGACTTCAAAGTGGTCTGGAACGCAAACGGCATCTTTACCTTTACGGTAGCCTAAGAGGTTTTTTGAATGGTCACTCTCGTAAACAGAGCCAAAGT